CCCCAATCATGGGGGTGTCGGCTTGCTAACGCAAGTGTCATTCGACCCCGCGCGGCATTGTGTCGCGGCACGATGTCGATTTTGGTGGAGAGCCATGGCCAGTCGAAGTTTTGACCAGCCGGACGGTATTGCTACCGTCTCACATGTGTATACTCCCATCATAGGTGATTGCCCGCTGTCGTATACTGTGACAGAGGTCAACAAGATCCGAAGGGGGGAGTACGCTGGGGCTGAAACGCCTCAGTATCATCGCAAGTTAGCGGAGGGCGCAATGCTCCCGCTTAACGCCTATATGAGGTTTGACTTCCAGGAAGATAGACCTCATGGCGACTACGGCGGAATTTACTACCGCCCGAGTCCTGAGCGTTCTTATGCCTACGACGTAAACTCCGTAAGGAGCGTCGATGGGGCTACGAGCACAAAGGACGATGCGATACACATGATTGGCTCAATGAGTAGCGGTTTGGATATCACCGCACTCCACCAGCAGGCTGCAGCTGATGCTTTACCTGACCTTGATGCCTTAACCACACTCGTGGAGGCTAGAGAAACGGTTGGGATGTTAGTGAACGCCCGCAATGATGCCAAGCGCCTCATTCTTGAGGCACTCAAAGGCGGTAAGCACACCGTAAAGGCAGCTTCCGATGCTTGGCTTGCTTGGAGATACGGCTGGCAAACCCTCGGTATGGATATCGAGGCAGCCGTTGACGTCTACAATTACCCGATCCGTCAAGGTCTGGCGGTTGAAGGTAGAGCGGGTGTGAGCTTCGCCGAGGTGGTGAAGTCAAACAACCCGTTCAGCGGTTATTACGTCATCCATGACTATGAAACCGTATTGAAGCGTGATCTCTCCGTGAGAGTCAACGTCGTCGCACGAGTTGAGGGACAGTCCCTTAATGTGCTCGTTTCTCCGACCGTAACTGGTTGGGAGATGATTCCTTATAGCTTCGTTGCCGATTGGTTTGTATCAGTCGGTGACGCCCTGAAGGCTTGGACTTTGGTAGCTTCGGCTTCTAGAGTTTACTCCTCTCTGGGTTACAAGTTTACGGAAGACGGCTCGTCGACAGTGACCAACGTCACCGACGGCACCGGTACATACGCCACCAACCCCCACGCAAGTGGAGGGGCACAAAGCAAGACCGAATGCAAGATTCGTGTCCCGCTTGGCAATGTCAACCTGATCCCGCGTATACGCGTGAACCTCACGACTCAACGGCTGCTGGATGCGGCCGCGTTGCTGAGTAAGCGCATACTTTAACTTGCCCTGGAGGGCAAAGTCACATGGCATCATTTTCAACTGCCATTACCGAATTCTCCGATCAGGAGAACCGACGTACCTACATGGTCGACGGACATACGGTGCAAGCACCCCGCCTGGTTATCCAGAAGCGTACGGTGCCCAAGCAGACTACTGCGGTCGGCGAGAGCCAGCTGTTGGTGGTCTACGGGACTACGGACGCTGACGGGAATCCGTTGGCGTCCAAGGTTACGTTTACTGCTGCTATTCGCTATCCGGCGAATGGTCAGGCAGCGGATGTCACAGCCGCGCTTGCGGTCTTCCGTGACTTTGTGGCGTCTGACGAGTTCACCAACATGACGAACTCGCAGAAGTATGTCCAGTGAAGGACTATCTCCGCACCTTAATCCTCTTGATCGCTGAAAAGCTTTCTCCGAGGTGGTGTGGCGCTACTGTCATGTTGCTGTCCCTCTGGATTGCAACTGACACGCTGATGTTCCATCATGGAACGCCTGACTTGGAGGTATATCGCAATGACAACCCCCACGAGACCGACGGCAAAGGAGCCGCGGATGGACCTCTGGGTCCTAGCTCGGAAAGCAGCAGAGACGTTACTCCACACCTACCCCGAGACGATGAAACACGTCCTTGGGATGGTGAGATCACGGGCCCTTTCTGGGCTTTGCGATCTTGGTAAGGTCGAGGACCATGAGTATCACGGTCCCGATATCGAACCAATCTTGGCGCAACGCCAGATAGCCGCTCTCTTTAAGAAGAATGCGGCTCTAGTGGACGAGCAGACATGCCAATCTGCGGCCGAACGGACTTTCCGTCGCGGCGAGGCAATCTGCCGTGTCACCAATAAGCGGTTAGACCACTTCTACGTGAACCGAGATCGTCTTGATCCGGAACTGCGCGTGTGGCTTGATCGCATGGAGTCTGATATACTACAACTCCTAGGTGACTTCGATACCTTCCGGCGGTCGCTGACCGACCGAATGCGCCTAACCAATGGAGCTACCGAAGACCGGCCGCGTCGCCGCTCCTACCCCTTCCTCAAGATTACGGGGAAGTTACGGGGGCCGCGCGCGGCAGTACCTCACATCGGGAAGATACTCCTAGAAATGGGGGTTGATTTATCCTCCTGTAAATATGAGTGCGTCGAACGCAATGTCGTCGTACTCGTTCCGAAGAACTGGAAAACTCATCGCACAATTGCGAAAGAGCCTACCCACAGTCTACCACTCCAGTTAGCCGCGGACTCTTACATGAAGAGCCGCTTGAGGCGCTGGGGGATCGATTTGCGGGACCAGAGTAAGAACCAGGAATATGCAAGGCTTGGGTCCATTGACGGATCCCTCGCTACGGTAGACCTGGAGATGGCGAGTGACACGCTTGCGTTTAATAGCGTCGCGTGGTTACTGCCGTTGGAGTGGTTCGAATTCCTTCGGGATATCCGCTCCTCTTGCTTCAGTGCACCCTGGGGTGACGGGGTTTATGCCAAATTCTCCTCTATGGGAAATGGCGCGACCTTCAGCCTCGAAACACTGATCTTCGCAGCAGCATGTCGTGCTGTCGGTTCTCGACAGTACGCAGTCTATGGTGACGATATCGTCCTAGAGACTGAACGGGCTCCTAGCCTTTTCAAGCTGCTTAAGTTCCTTGGCTTTCGGGTCAACGAGGAGAAATCCTTTTACAACCCGGACTCGCGGTTTCGCGAGAGTTGCGGGGCAGACTATTTCGAGGGGCGGTTTGTTACCCCCTTCTACCTGCGTGAGCTTCCAAAGCTCGCTGATAAAGCAGGCGTCTGTCACGTGATTAATGGCTTAGTCCAGGCCTCCTGGCCAGGACCCTTGTGGGACTATCTACGCAACGTAGTAAACCACGAGAAGCTCCGTCTCGTCCCCTGGAACGAGGACTCGCGGAGTGGCATCTGGATTGATGCCTCTTCTGCTTGGCGGACCAAGGTGCTTTTCACCGACCGAAAACGGCCTAAACAGCCAAAGCCCGGGGCGGAAGACAAGGTGCAATGCCTGTCTAACCCAACCTATGGTTTCCCGGTTTTCCGGGGTTACGGTCCCATACAGGACACTAAAAGTGTAAAAGGATGGCGTTCTCTCCTTCACTGGCACATTAACGCCAGGTCTGGTGGGGATGCTCCGAACCATTTGTCTCGTCGTACGACTGCATATTTGTTGCAGCTAAACGCGAGGCGGGTGGGGGACTTTGGTGACGCGAGCAATTCCGTCACTCAAGTCGTAGTGAGGACGCGATACGTTCACAAAACGTGTCGTTATGTCCCGGTCGACTCATGTACGACCCCATTGCACATCTACCCTTGGGTGGAGTGTTTGGGTGTGGGTGCCGCCTAATAAGCCGTAACCTACAATAGTCGTGCCCTTGTGTAAGGAACACAACTCCCGAATGCGCG